CACTGGTTCGAGTTGAACTCAGGAAAAGGGTCGCTGTCGATGTTCCACAAGTCGTGGCCTGAGACATGGAGGGTGGACGCCCAGACGTGTCGTGAAGAGAACAGTGAAGCGTTCGCGGGTCTGCACTCAGCCACATCCACCCCTTTCTATGTATTCGACGAAGCCTCTGCTGTGCCAGACAAGATCTGGGAGGTAGCAGAAGGCGGTCTGACCGACGGTGAGCCACTGTTCGCTGCGTTCGGTAACCCTACCCGTAACACTGGTGCGTTCTCTGACAAGTTCGGCAGCGGCCTGTGGCACAAGTTCAAGATTGACTCACGCACTGCGCGGATGCCCAACAAGAAGCTGATTGATGAGTGGATCAATGAGCATGGCATCGACAGCGACTTCGTAAGGGTGCGGGTGCGCGGCGAGTTTCCTCGCGCTGGCGACATGCAGTTCATCCCAGGTGACGTGGCAGCTCAGGCTCGCCGCCGTGCTCCTGGTCTCTATCTGCAGGATGACCCGCTGATCGCTGGGGTGGACGTGGCCAGAGGCGGCGACGACAACTGCGTCATCCAGTTCCGCCGTGGCAAGGACGCGAAGAGTGACAAGACCTACGTGATCCCCGGCGAGAAGTCGCGTGACTCGATGGTCGTCATCTCCAAGCTGATCATGATCTTCTCCAGGCACAAGCCCAACCACATCTTCGTGGACGAGACCGGTATCGGTGGACCCATCGTGGACAGGCTCAGGCAGCTTGGGTATCCAGTCACCGGGGTGCACTTCGGTGGCACGGCTGACGACGAGAAGAAGTTCAAGAACAAGACCGCTGAGATGGGGTGGCATTGCCGCCGATGGCTCATGGACGGGGGTGCTATCCCCAACAACGGGCAGCTTGAGAAGGAGCTGACCTCGCGTGAGTTCTACCACGACGACAAGGACAAACTGGTCCTGGAGCGCAAGAAGGACATGAAGAAGCGGCTGGGGTACTCACCCGACTGGGCTGACGCACTGTACCTGACGTTCGCTCAGGAGGTTCCATCGCTGGACTTCGGTCGCATGGCGCAGGACATGAGTGCCATCGGTGTGAACCCCAGAGCAGCAGGGGACTATGATCCGATGGACAACGTGTAGTATGATTCACCAACTATTAGCGAAAAGGGCTAAGTCATGCCACGCAATTTGACCGGATTGGAGCTTGCGATCCTCGAAGGAGCACTGTCAGCCGGTGAGACAGTGGAGTCTCTTTCGCAAAAAGCGGGCGTATCGGCCAATGATCTGCAGAACGTGTTTGGTATGTCGGGCCTGAGCCTACCATCAGCCACTGCTGCGAAGATCACCGCTGAGGAACAGACGGCTTACTCTGCCGCACTAAGATCGGATGTCAGTGCAGCAATGCTGCCGAGCATCTACGGGTTCAGCAGCGAGTCCATGCTGGGCAGATTGAACGAAGCGCAACTGCGTATCCCGCTGACCAGCTCCGAGATGGACGCATTCAACATCGCGCAGAGTGAAGGCTTGACTGTGGACCAGGCTGCGACACGTTTCGGTGTGAGTACCGACTATGTGAATACTGGTTTGGGTGCTGCTGAGTTGAGCCTGAATGGCAAGAAGCCGGTGACGACACCGAAGATCGGCAGCGACAATCCAGCGAATGCGTTCGGACAGATGCCTGACTACAACCAGATGTCCAGCATCTTCGGGCAGATTCCACAGATCCCGTCACTGCGAATGGTGATGAAGAATTCAAAGCGGCAAGCTGATCCGAACTGGAAAGGCACTACCGACACGATCTTGACCAGCGGCCAAGGTTTGACGACCGACGCAAACATCAGCGTAAAGACTTTGCTGGGGACATGAGATGGATGACGAGCTGAAGAGTTACAACAACCGACTGCAGGCGCTGCGAACCGAGCGAGATCCCTGGATGGGCTACGTGGGGTGAGCTGTCGGACAACGTGCTGTTCAGCCGTGGCAAGGCACTGACGAAGCAACGCGGTCGCCCTGTCCGTAACACCAAGCAGTACAACAATACACCCAGGATCGCGGCACGCATCCAGCAGTCGGGCATGATGGCTGGAATCACTTCACCAGCGCGTCCTTGGTTCAAGGTCANCACCCAGCGACCCGACTGCTCAATGAACGTACGCACCGTGAAGGACTGGCTGCACATAGTGCAGAGTCTGATGAACGAGGTGTTCAGCCACTCGAACGTGTACAACTGCTTGAACACGATCTACGGTGACCTGGGGACGTTCGGCGTTGGTGCTATGGGGGTGTATGAGAACTACAGCTCCGTGATCCGCTGTTTCAACTACCCCATCGGCAGCTACATGTTGTCCCAGGGTCCAGACTATGAGATCGACACGTTCTACTATGAAGGCGTGAAGACAGTCTCCCAGTTGGTGAAAGAGTTCGGTCTTGAGAACGTCAGCACCAGTACACAGAACATGTGGAAGCGTAATCAGACTGAGACTCTGGTTGAGTACGTGCATGTCGTGGAACCGAACGATGACCGTGACCAGCTCTCACCACTGGCCAGTGACAAGAAGTTCCGCTCCAGGTATTACGAGCTGGGAACGCAGAGCAAGAAAGCTGAGAAGATGCTTCGCAAGTCCGGGTTCGATACGTTCCCCATCATGACCCCGCGATGGGACGTGTCTCCTGACGCAGCCTACGGTGATGACTGCCCCGGCATGACTTGCCTGGGTGACTGTAAAGCACTTCAGCTCGGTGAGAAGCGCAAGTATCAAGCGTTGGACAAGTTGGCCAACCCACCCATGCAGGGTGACGCCACCGTGATCAGCAAGATCAAGGATGGGGTACTGAACCCCGGTGACCTGATCGCCATCGGCCAGAACCAGATGGAGCTGAAGTCAGTTTATACGAACTTCCAGCCGCGTCTGGACTATGTTCAGGCGATTCAGAAGGAAGTGGAGCAGCGCATCAACACCAGCTACTTCGTTGACCTGTTCCTGATGATGGCCAAAAGCGACCGACGCGAGGTGACTGCCCGCGAGATCGCTGAGAAGCATGAAGAGAAGCTGCTGATGCTGGGTCCAGTGCTGGAGCGTCTGCACACCGAGCTGCTGGATAAACTGATTGATCGCACGTTCGACATCATGCAGCGCAACGGCATGTTACCACCGCCCCCTCGTGAGCTGGCCAACATGGAGCTGAACATCGAATATGTCAGCGTGATGGCTCAAGCGCAGCGGATGGTTGGTATCAGCGCAGTGGAGCGCACCATCGGGTTCGTGGCGAACATCAGCCAGATGTGGCCAGAAGCGCGTCACAAGGTCGATGCGATGCAGGCGGTGGATGAGTACGCTCAAGCGGTGGGGATCAACCCGCGTGTGGTCCGTCCTGATGAAGAGGCCAATGAGATCGTTGCTGCCGAGCAGCAGGCAGCAGCACAGCAACAGCAGATGGCTATGCAGGCTGAAGCGGCGAAGACCATGAAGGATGCCTCAGCAGCCACTGTCACCGACGAGAACGCCCTCGGTGTCATGCTGCGTAATGCAGGGTTGCAATAATGACCGAGCGAGTCAGAGAACAGATTGAGCTTGACGACGTGATGCGTACACCGTCGGGCAGAGCAGTGCTTCTCAGGGTACTTGAGAAGACGGGGTATTTTGACAGTACGTTCAATAAAGATCCGATTCAGATGGCTGGGTTTTCCGCCAAACGAGAAGTCGGTACGTGGCTGGTAGACGAGATGTCTTCAGCCAACAACGGGCAGTTCATCAACATCATGAAGGAAAAGTATCATGGCTGAAGCAGCAACAGGTGAAGCAGGTGCGACCCCTGCAGAGAATCAATCAACACCCCAGGAAGGAGGTGTTGGTACTGGTACGGGCGACGGTGTGTTGCTCGGTGGCGATGGCGACGGGGGAAGCCCTGGCAGCGTTGCAGGAAAGACTGATGAAGCTGTGGCAGCTACTGGTGCCCCAGAATCCTATGCTCAGTTCGAGTTTCCTGATGGAGTGACACTGGAAGCGACTAGACTGGAAGAGTTGAAGGCTCACTACAAAGAGCTTGGACTCACCCAGGAACAGGCGCAGAAAGCGGCTATCCGTGAGGCGACAACAATCAAAGCAGGACTGGAAGCACAGACTGCAGCAGTGACTCAGTTACGAGAGAGCTGGGTGAATGCAGCCAAAGTTGACGCTGAGATTGGTGGCGATGGGTTTGAACAAAACCTTGCCGCAGCCAGACTCGGACTGAGCAAGTTTGGAACTCCTGCACTCAACGAGTTCCTTCGCACCTCGGGGGTAGGGAGCCACCCTGAAGTGATTCGTGTGTTCACTCGGATAGGTAATACTTTGAAGGAAGACCAGCCGACACCCGGTGGCGGTGGCGTTGCTCCTGAGAAGAAAGACCTGGCCACCCGTATGTATTCGACATCTGCCAACTAAGGAGTAACTTATCATGGCTACAATTGGCGCAACCTATTTCAACCTGATCGACCTGTACAAGAGCATGAATCCCGACGGCGTGATTGCCGACGTGATTGAAATGCTCGCTCAAATGAACCCGATTCTCGATGACGCGATGGCCGTCGAGTGCAACAACGGGACCAACCACATCCACACGGTGCGTACTGGCTTGCCAGACGTTGCTTGGGGTCGCCTGTACAAAGGTATCCCGAACAGCAAAGGACAGAAGGCGCAAGTGACCGACACGACCGGTTTCGTGGAAGGTCTGAGCACCATCGACGACCGCATTCTGAAGTTGGCCGGTGACAAGTCGGCTGCGGTGCGTCTGTCTGAAGCGAAAGGTTTCCTGGAATCTCTGAATCAGGAAATGGCTACTCGCATGTTCTATGCCAACAGTGGCACTGACCCAGAGCAGTTCATGGGTCTGGCACCTCGTTTCAACAGCTTGTCTGCTGCCAACGGCAACCAGATCATTGACGCCGGTGGCACTGACTCCGACAACACGTCCATCTGGTTCGTGACATGGGGCGATGAACAGTGTCAACTGCTGTACCCGAAAGGTACACGAGGCGGGGGTGCAGCGCGAAGACATGGGCAAGCAGCGTGTTCTCGATAGCGACGGCAACCCTTACTACGCGATGGAAGAGAAGTTCACCTGGCACATGGGTCTGGCTGTCAAAGACTGGCGCTATGTGGCACGTATCGCCAACATCGACGTGAGCAACGCCGCTGCCGGTTCAGTAAAGTTGTATGACTTTATGCGTAAGGCGTAACTACAAGCTGCAGAACCGCCGCGTGGCTGGTGGTCGTCTGGCCATCTACATGAACCGGGACATGATGGAAGTTCTGGACTCGTCTGGCCCACAACGCAGGTGCGGCTGACAACTTCACCCGTCTGCGCCCGATGGAGATCGAAGGTAAAGAAGTGCTGACGTATCGCGGTATCCCGATCCGTGAAACTGATGCACTGGTGAACACTGAAGCGCGAGTAGTGTAATCGCGCTTTACCCACCAACAATCATTCATTTGAAAGACGGAGAAGATCATGATTCTTGACGCAACAACCCTGTTGTCTGATGACCAGGCAATTACCGCAACAGCCCGCAGCACCAATGTCATTGACCTCGGTGCCCCTGATCGACCCTACGGCGCTGCCGCAGTGATCAACCAGGACGTAGGCAAAGGCAATGCGATCCCTCTGCTGGTGCAGGTGACAGCTACATTCGCCACTCTCACCAGCCTGACGATCACAGTTGAAGTTTCTGCCAACGCAGATCTGTCCTCTTCAGTAGTGCTCTCCAGCACAACTGTCGCGGCGGCTTCGTTGGTGGCGGGTTACCAACTGCCGATCCAAGTCGTTCCTCACGGTGCCAACCGTCGATACCTTGGTGTTCGTTACACTGTTGCTGGCGACAATGCCACAACAGGTAAGATCACTGCAGGCATCTCGATGGGCAACCAAACCAACGTCACAGGTTAATCTGTGAGTCAGGGGTCACTGCAGCAATGTGNNGACCCCTTCATTCAATTCGCTTCCTTATCAGGAGAGATGTAAAATGCCTCAGTATCGAGCAAAACAGTTTGGTTTCTTTGGTGGCTGCACCTATGGTCCCAATGAAAAAGAAGGTCGCAGGATCGTCACCACGTCGGAGCCGCTGAAAAAGGTCCCGAGCTGGCTGGAACTGATCACTGAAGACAAGCCGAAAGGCGGCAGGAAAGGCGGTAAGAAGGATGGCGAGGTAGCGGGTGATGCCCCTCCTGCCCCTGAAGCGGCAGGCACTGACCCTGTGTCATTCATCTCCGATGCTGACACGAAAACAGACGAACCCGAGACCCTGTGAGGTAGATCATGGCCGAAGTCGAGATCAAGAAAAAGCAGGACACCCACCCCGGTGAACTCTGCTGCAGCGAAGAGTATTACCCTTGGGGTACTTCGCTTGAGTTCGAGGGTGATGTGCTGGACGGGCTTGGGATCTTCGACAATGTGGCGGTTGATCAAGAAGTCCAGATCATCGCCACAGCCAAGGTCACACGGAAGAATGAAAATACTTCTTCCGATCAGGACGGCGAGGAAGTTCGCAGATCACTCAGTCTGCAGCTTGTCAAAGTCAACATTCCTGCACCAGCAGCAACGAGTACTGAGTGACAGACTCTATCGAGGTTGACCATGCCTTCAGTCGTTGAAATTTGTAATCTTGCTCTTTCTCAAATCCGATCAGGCAGCATCAACTCGCTGGAAGATCCGAGCGTCCAAGCGCAACAATGCAAGCTGCATTATGCTTCGGCCAGAGACAAGGTGCTTTCTGACTTCGACTGGGGGTTCAACAACTCAACCAAGGCTCTGCAGTTACTGACTGGAAGAGTCTTCGGTTGGGCATTCGCATGGCAGTATCCGAATGATTGTCTGCACATTAACAGACTCAGACGAGATGAAGAAGATGTGGAACCGGATTCAAACCGCGCTCGTCTTGACCCTCGCCTTCAACTCCTGAATCAAACCAGCCGAGTCGATTACGCCATTAAATACCTTGATGGTCAGAAAGTGATCGTCACCAATGAAAATAATCTGTACATGGACTACCGAGCGAAAGTGACAGATGTGACTTTATACAGCTCAGACTTGAGAATGGTCATTGCCTATCTACTCGGAGCACATTTGGCTATCTCCCTCGCGGGCATGAAAGATGGGCGTGTGATGCGTGCTGATCTGATGGCTATGTATGACGCATTCCAAAGAGAAGAGAAAGACCGAAGCAGCCAATCAGAGACAGAGCATCCCCACAGAAAGCGAATACATTACCGTCAGAGGCTGACATGGCAGATCAAACGATTCAGCGTTCTTTCACAGGGGGTGAGATTGCCCCTGGTCTGCGTGCCCGCGCTGATACAGACCTCTACTCGAAGTCAGTAGCGGCGTGTGTCAACTTCATTGTTAGGGCGCAGGGTGGAGCTGATACTCGCCCAGGCACTCGGTTCATCGCTGAACTGGACGACATGACTAAGCGTGGTCGTCTGATCCCCTTCTCATTCAACACTACCCAGACTTACATACTCGTGTTCGAGCACCTGCTCATGCGAGTAGTGAAAGATGGAGGGTTGGTTGTTGATGGTGCTGGTCCTGCTTTATTTGAGCTGGTCACCCCTTACACTGAGGCACAACTGTCCAGGTTGATCTTCGTGCAAGACGCAGACACCATGACCATTACTCACCCGAGTCATGACCCAGCAGTGCTCAGTCGTATTGACCACGATGACTGGACACTGGCTGCGATCAACTTCGCCTCTGCTGTCTCGGTCCCCACTGGTCTAGCTGCTGCTACTGTGGGGTCAGGGCACGGGGTGTCGAAGACATACAAATACGTGATCACAGCGGTCGATGACGAAGGGGTAGAGTCTCTTCCGACCGCTCAAGTGTCTATCACCATTGGTGCGCTATCAGTAACCGCAGGTGTCAGACTCACTTGGACTGCTGTTACTGGAGCACAAGGCTACCGGATATACAAAGACCCTTCAGATGGGAGTGGAGTGTATGGTTGGATTGGCGATTCAAAAACTCTTCAGTTTGATGACTTCAATTTTTTCCCCATCACCAGTGATTCTCCGCCCAGAGACAATCAGCCGTTCTCCAGCTCAGGAAGAAAGCCGTCATGTGTCGGTTACTATCAGCAGCGTCAAGTGTTTGCCAACACGTCGGTCGAGCCGCAGAAGGCATTCGCTTCGCAGTCGGGGATTACGAATTCGATGCGATACTCCGAGCCGTCCAGAGATGACGACGCGATCTTCTTCACGATCAAAGCGAGACAAGTAAATGAGATCCGTCACATTGTGTCCTTGGACGCCTTGATCTTCCTGACCAGTGGTGCAGAGTGGCGCATCACCGATGGGCAGGTATCAGGTACTGACACCATCCACCCTGGGTGCGAAGATCCTCACCTATTGGGGTGCGTCATGGTGTGCACCAGCAGTGGTCGGTGACTCTGTAATCTTCGTTCAAGAGAAAGGCAACAAGATCCGTGACCTTGGGTATGAGGTCAATTCATCCTTGTACCGAGGCAATGAACTCAGCGTCATGGCCAACCATTTGTTTGAAGGGTATGTGATCGAAGAGATGACCTACTGCTCCGAACCTTTCGGTGTTCTGTGGTGTGTGCGTGACGACGGTATTCTGTTGGGGATGACCTATCTGCGAGAGTACGGTATCTGGGCGTGGCACCAGCACACCACCGATGGCGAGGTGGAGTCTGTGGCGTCCATTGGAGAAGACGGGCGTGATGCACTGTACATGATAGTCAAGCGCACAATCGGTGAGACTGACGTTCGTTACATCGAGCGCATGGAGCCACGCACACTGACCTCAGCAGCCGATGTGTTCTGCGTGGACTGCGGTCTGAGTTACGACAGCACCCCTGAGACTGAGTTCACTGGACTGGATCACCTTGAAGGAATGAGTGTGGTGGCTGTGGCCGATGGTAACTTGGTGGCCAACCTCACAGTCACCTCTGGTGCGGTAACGCTCCCAGAAGAGGCGTCAAAGGTCGTCGTGGGTCTACCCTACACCTGCACCATTGAGACCTTGGATCTTGACGTGCAGAGCATGACGCAATCACTGCGTGCTGCTGAGATCTCGGTCTCCGAAGTGCAGCTTGAAGTCTACAAGTCCAGAGGCGGATGGGTGTCAGGGAAAAATGATGACGGAACATACAGTCAAGCGATGGAGATTGCACCGCGCTTTGACTCTGACGGTTACGACGCCATTGCGCTGAAAACATTCAAGCAGAGTGTTATCATCCAGCCAGGTTGGGCGAAGTCTGGCGGTCTGAAGATCGAACAGCGAGACCCGTTCCCAATGACAATACTCTCAATCGTTCCATCGGTTGACATCAGTTGAGGTTGACATGCCACTCATAGGTTTAGTTTCGGCGGCAGTCGGGGCAGCATCTGCGATTAAAGGCGGAAGAGATGCGAAGAAGGCTGCGAAAGATGCGGCTCGGGCTTCCATTGCTGAAGCCATGCAGCGCAAACAGGTAGCTGAGTACAACGCTACAGTGCTGAGAGAGCAGGCCACTCGCTACCGCAATGAGATGGTGAACCGACTGAAGGAGTCATCCTCGATCAATGTCGGGCGACTGACTGAAGACTTCGACATCAACACCTTCAGACTCAATGAAGCATACAACCTGAACGTCAGCCGCCTGAGTCAGAGTGCAGACCGCGACACGTTCCGCACGGTGGGCGACACAGTAACCGGTGTGGCCAGGACACAGGAGGATGCGCTTCTCAGCTCAGCCAGAGTGCAGGAGGTAGCTGACACCACCGTTCGCAGACTTGAGCGTGACGCCACGCAGGAGATCGTCTACGGTGC